ATATTCCTAAACACCATGGCGTTTGGCTTCTTGGGTTGGGAATTTGGAATGTTCAACGATTACAATGAAGCAGAACGCATAACCAAAGAAGGACAATCAGTGATTAAGAAAATGAACAAGCTGGTTGAGGAAGATGGTGGTATGGTTGTTAAGACTGACACTGATGGTAGTGCGTTTGTTGTGCCTGAAAAATTTAGAGGCTCTCAAGAATCTGAAGAAGAATACTGTAAGAGTCTAACTCAGCGCATGCCTGATCATATCATCATTGAACATGATGGTAGATACAAAGGCATGTTGGCGGTAGATAAGAAATCATACGCCATGATGGAGTATGATGGTAAAATGACAATCAAGGGTAATACCTTGCGAGGTCGCAATGTTGAGCCATTCGTGACTGACATGGTTAAAGAGTGTATAAAACACTTAATTAATGGTGACGAAGATAAATGTACAGAAACATATAACTACTGGGTTAATAGAATAAAGAACAGAGAAGCAGAAATAGAAGAGATACGATCAAAGAAGAACCTAAACATGAGTTTAGAGGAATACAAGAACAAAAGAGAAGCAGGGCTAACACCCAATCTCGCTCAATACGAATTGGCTTTAGCTTCTGACACTGAATATCAAAAGGGTGATATGATATTTTATTATATCAAACGTTTCCCTATAGAAGTCAAAGCTCTCAAATCGGGCAAACTTAAACATAAAAAGATAAAACAAAAAGCATATGAAGCAGCCGTAGAAGTTAAACATTACAAGTACGACTATGAAATTGACCATTATGTAGAGCGTGCTGAAAAAGGAATAAAGAAGTTCATCATATTAGGTAAGGATATATTTGAACCTTTGTTTGATGTAAAATTAAAAACAGAAGATAAACGTAAATATAAAAAAGTAACAGGTAAAGAATATGAAAATTTATAGCCGAAGATTGACGTTGGGCACGAAACCTGAAATTGATTTTGTGGGTAGAAAATCTATACCAAAGGTAACTCTCAAAGTAGCAGAAAACTATAACGTAAACACAGGAACCAAAGAAGACCCCACATGGGAAACCAAAAACACTAGTTGGTATACCCTTAAGGCATTCGGTGATGTGGCGAAGAAGATCATAGACGACAAACTCAAGGAAGGTGATAGCATCGAACTAATTGATGGCAATCACTGGATTGAGAAAAAAGAATATGACGGCAAAACACGATATTTCGACAACTACTTAATAAGGGAATATAAGAAATATGACAAAGGCTCTTAAAATAAACCTATTTAGTTCAGACGATCTCAATGAAATTGGTACTAAGATCATTGAACTTGATAACCTATATGTTGAGCATTTGGAAGAGGCCGAGTCTCGTATGTACTCGGCCTTTCAAACTCGATGGGAATATGGTAAACTAATAAGTGAAAACTATGATTTGATCAAAGAAGAATGTGGCAGTCAAAAGGCTTTTGCTGATACTATCGGCAAAAGCGAGGCAACCATCTCTAACAACAAGAGGGGTTATGAGGCCCTGTTGAGTGAAGGTGCTGATACATGGGAAAAAGTCAAAGAACACCTACAAAACAAGAACATTAAACCAACCGTCAAAAACTTCGAGAAGATCGGAAACCTGCTCAATGCGCCGGATGAAGATCGAGACGAAGAAGAACAAAAGAGTAGAGATGAACAACGTTTACTTAAACTCAGAGATGAAATAGAGGAAATATATCAACGAAACGAAAGAGACAATCCTATAGTTTCCGAGGAAGCAAAGGAGGCCATGGAAGATGTAGATGAAATAAGAGACTACATAGCCTCTTTTGATCCTGAGAAAAAGAAGTGGAACAATGAAAAATACTTAGACTTTCTGAGAAAGTATGGCAAAGATGTTATCACCGGTAAACCGGAAGAGCACTGTGACCCGCACCACACTACACCGACTGGTGGTTCAGGTGGTGAAGGTGAGAAGCTTCCTGATTACTATGCCATACCAGTATCAAGAACAACACACATTGCTTTAGAAAGTGGCTTACTGAAGGTAACGCCGGAAGACATACTCAAAGCGCAATTTGAATGCTTAACGGCTTACTTAACTTTGATTACAAAATGAACAATGTAGAAAACCCTAAACATTATAACCAACACGCTAAAGGCATTGAATGTATTGATGTTATAGAAGATTACCCTTTCAACATAGGCAACGCCATAAAATATTTGTGGCGTTGTGGGTTAAAGGGCGACGAAATAGAAGACCTAAAAAAGGCAGAGTGGTATATTAAACGAGAAATTAAACGGAGATCACAATGGAATTCATAGTAGCCATAATCGTGTTAATGGTTGTAATAATTTATTCATTAGCAACCTTTAGTACAAATGATTAAAATCCCTAGAGAAACATACAAAAAGAACAAACCACACATAATAAAATGGAACCCACCTCCGGATCACTGTTTTCTAAACGACGGAAAACAATATGTATTTGTCGACAGGAAAACCCGAAGAAAAATGAAGAGGGATTATGAAAAAGGAAAGCTCTAAGCTTACAAAGGTTAAAGACTCATTATATTTCATTGTCCATGATAGGATGCATTATTATGTGGATTTAAAAACAAAAACAGTAACAGATAGAAATGGGTTCTCAGTCCCTAACTGGCTCAAAGGAAAACTTATTAACGAAACAAGAAACGAACTATATGAACATAAACACGTATCAAGAAAACGCAAAGAAAACAGCAATTTATCCAGAAGACAGAGCAATTGAGTATGTCACACTCGGTCTTGTTGGTGAAGCAGGAGAACTTGCAAACAAAGCAAAGAAGATCATCAGGGATAATGATGAAACCAAGAAAGAAGAAATGAAAGGAGAACTGGGTGACGTTCTCTGGTATGTCGCACTATTGGCTACTGAGTTAAATGTCAATCTTAATGATGTGGCACAATCAAACCTTGATAAACTACAATCAAGACAAAAACGTAAAACATTAAATGGTTCGGGAGATCAAAGATGATGTGGCAAGAAATGACTGCTAAATGTCCTGTGTGTGGTGATCCATATAAAATATGGATTCACTACTTAAGTGATCAAACCGCTTGTCCCAAATGCTTGAACAAAGCAAAGCAAAATGACAAACATAAAAGAAACAACTAAATGTGATCGGTGTAAAAGAGACGCCATAATACAAGGAGCAAGGTATTTTTGTGGGTATTGTGGCAAAACAGGAACCATTAAAACAGATAAGCATGAGTGAAAAGAAAAGAGGAATATCAGTATTAAAAGACGGGATTAACATAGAAGGCAATCAAGCCGTGACATTCGTAAGAGATGGGAAAATAGTTTCATTGTATTTTGATGATATATTTGAACTTATGGAAGGGGATGATGACAAACCTAAAATGGAAATGAACTATAAAATTGTCAATAAATGACTTGACTTTTGTTATAGAATTTCTTATATTATAAGTTCATATCTTGGGCGTGGGTTCGATCAACCCATGCCCTTATTTTAGAAATCAACAAATCGGAGTAATAATGCAATTAGATCAGCAAATACTTAGTGATATAACTGTCCACATGAAATACGCAAAGTGGATTGAAGAAGAGCAAAGAAGAGAAACGTGGAATGAAATCGTAGATCGCAACAAACAAATGCATCTCGATAAATTCAAAGGCAACGATGAGGTTATCAGTCATATTAATTGGGCCTATAAATTTGCGTATGACAAAAAGATATTACCAAGTATGAGATCAGCTCAGTTCGCCGGTAGTCCTATAGAGATAAACAATTCAAGAATTTTTAACTGTGCGTTTTGTCCTATTAACTCTTATGAAGTATTCTCAGAAATAATGTTTCTATTGTTAGGGGGGACTGGAGTCGGATATAGTGTGCAGAATCACGACGTTGAAAAACTACCTGAAATTACAAGACCGACAAAAGAAAGAAGATATTTAATTGGAGATTCAATTGAAGGTTGGAGTGATGCCATTAAAATGTTAATGAAATCCTATTTTGGTATAACTAAGTCTAAACCTAGGTTTGACTTTAGAGATATTAGAGAAAAGGGCGCTAAACTTATCACTTCTGGTGGTAAAGCTCCCGGTCCAGAACCACTTAAAAATTGTTTGTATCAAATAGAACTAATCTTAGAACGTAAGAAAAATGGAGAACAACTCACTACGTTGGAGTGTCACGATATTGTCTGTCATATTGCTGATGCCGTTCTTGCTGGCGGTATCCGCAGAGCTGCTCTTATTGCTCTTTTTGATATTGATGATCAGCAAATGCTCACCTGTAAATTCGGAAACTGGTGGGAAAGAAATCCACAAAGAGGTAGGGCTAACAATTCAGCGGTAGTAATAAGACATAAAATCAAGAGGGATAAATTTCTTTCTCTATGGGAAAAGATTAAAGAATCTGGTAGTGGCGAGCCGGGAATATTTTTCTCTAATAATCCCGAATGGGGTGGGAACCCATGTTTGGAAATATCTTTAAGGCCTTATCAGTTTTGCAACCTTGTGGACATTAATGTTTCTAATATAGAAAGTGAAGAAGATTATTTAGATAGAGTTGAAGCAGCTACCATTATGGCCACACTGCAAGCATCATATACTGACTTCCATTATTTAAGAGAAGAATGGAAAAAGACAACAGAAAAAGAAGCTTTAATAGGAGTTGGACAAACAGGCATTGCTTCTAATAAATTAACCCCTGAGATGCTTCAGCGTGGAGCTGAATTAGTTAAGTCAGTCAACGAAAACATAGCAGAGAAAATAGGTATCAATAAAGCTGCCCGTACTACAACTGTTAAACCTGCTGGAACTTCATCATTGGTGTTGGGGTGTAGTTCGGGAATACATGCGTGGCATAATGATTATTATTTACGTAGAATCCGTATTGGTAAAAATGAAGATATATATCCCTACTTAAAGGAAACTCTTCCTGAGTTAATTGAAGATGAATTTTTTAAACCAAAAGAACAAGCTGTACTCTCTGTTCCACAAAAAGCTCCTGCCGGAGCTACAACAAGACACGAGACTGCAATTAGTCTGTTGGAACGTGTTAAAGGGTATCATGATAATTGGATTAAACCGGGACACAGAAAGGGAGATAACACTAATAATGTTTCTGCCACAATAAGTATTAAACCAGATGAATGGAAAGAGGTTGGTGAATGGTTGTGGAAGAATCGTGATAGTTATACCGGACTTTCATTTCTCCCATACGATAACGGAACCTATAAACAGGCTCCATTTGAAGATATAAGTGAATCAACTTATTACCGATTACGTAAAAACTTAGAAGAAATAGACCTAACTAAGGTGAAAGAATATGAAGACAAAACAGACCTCAAAGGAGAAGCAGCGTGCGCTAGCGGAGCGTGTGAAATTATATGATGAAGAATGGTTAGATGATGGATTTCAATTACATGATCCCATATGTCATAATTGTAACACCAAAACAATGCAAATAGTCAGACCCGGAAAGGTTCAATGTTATAAATGTGGAGGCTAAATTATGAGGAAGGTTATAATAGCAGGGAGCAGAACATTTAATGATTTTAATTTTTTAAAAAATAAATGCTATGGGTTTATACCTGAAGATTCTATCATAGTTAGTGGTGGGGCTAAGGGTGCTGACGCTCTCGGCGAAAAATATGCTAAACATTGGGGTCATTTAATAAAAAAATTTCCAGCTAATTGGGATGAATATGGTAAAAAGGCTGGATATTTAAGAAATGAAGAAATGGCAAAATACGCAGATATGTTAATTGTTTTTTGGGATGGTCAAAGTAAAGGAACAAAACATATGATTGACTTAGCATTAAAATATAAATTAGAAACTCACGTATTTATATATGAAACAACTTGATTTATTTCTCGACACTGACTATCAATTTTATGAAGAAATGTTCGACTCTATTGGCGCTCCTGATGAAGCAAAAAAAATAACAATAGAAGAACTCATAAAATGGCGAGCGTCAGAACTTAATCTTTCACTAGAAGAATACAGCAAATGGATAAAAAAAGATTACAACAATTAGAAAAGAAAGTAACAACTAAGTGGACTCCTGAATTTGTAGTAAGCTCAGGGTCTTTATTGTTTGATGAGAGTGAAGCTTTAAAATCATTTAAAGGCATTCCTTCTGGTAGTATCATTCATTATTACAGCCCTCAGGAGGGTTCTTTCAAATCGAGCATGGCGCTTCATGGTCTTGGTAATGTACAGCGTCTCGGACATCCAGTAGCATATATAGACGCGGAATGTTCTTTGACTAACACTTCGTGGGCTGCAAGGTGTGGTGTTGATACTGACACGTGGTCTATGGTGTTACCCGAATCTGGTGAAGAAGCATTTGAATATGTTGAATACTTCTTAGAGAAAGGATATAAAGGTATCGTAGTAGATAGCGTTACTGCCTGTAAACCATCTAAATTATTGACCGACGAATATGGTGATGCTTCAATAGGCTCTCACGCCAAACTTGTTAGTAGATTCGTTGACAGACTTAAACACTTAGTAGTTAAACATAACGCTATTGTATGGTTAATTAATCACTCGAACGTACACATGACACAAATGGGCGCAAGGGGTTACAAGCCTACTGGTGGTTCGAGAATCAACTTCTATAGTAAGTTAAACGTTGAGATGAAAAAAACCAAGAGCGACAATCAACTTGAAGGTGAAGACATCATACCTTTGAGTATTAATGTCAAACGCTCTAAATTTGGTAACTCTTACATTGACGTTCCCACTTATGCAATACAAGGAGTTGGTATAGACAACTCAAGCGAACTTGTCATATTAGCAGAAAGGCAAGGGATAATTTGGAAAGCTGGTTCGTGGTGGAAAGACAATGAAGGTAACTCCATAGGACAAGGCATTGAATCTGCTAGAGAATGGTGTATGAAAAATAAGGAGAAGATAATATAATGTTTGTCTTTTCAATCAAAAACAAATCTAACAATAAGGAATTTATTGGCGCAGCCTTGAAGGAGAATTCCAAAGAGGCTGTGTACAATAAATACAAACACCACAAACTAAACGATGAACTCTATAACGATCTGAATAAATATAAAGCTAAAGATTTCAAAGTATCTGTGTTATATCAAACAGATTCACTAGAAAGATTAGAATCCATGGAAGAGTTCTATATTAAGAAAAACAACAGCCTATCACCTAACGGTTATAATACAGATACCGGCTACAAAATATTATGAAATGTCCTAAATGCAATAGTAACAAGATATATCTTAGAAACACAAGTCCTTTAATGGATAAATTATCTTATCAATGTTCGAACTGTAAAAAGAAATTTTAAATGCATCCTGTAATAGAATACGAATTTTATAGACACTGCAATAAAAAGATAGACAATAAGTTCTTGAATATAATAGTAAAGAACCTATCTAAAGGTGTCAATAAAAAGACAAGGCGTGAGATAGAAAAGAAAAATGTAAAGACCGATGCGAAAACAAGTAAGTCTATTTTAATAACATGGGCTTTACAACATCGAAAGGAAAAAGCAGGAAACATTACGTCTATGCTTATATCTCTATTCAAATATCAATCAGAATTAGAAGAATGGAAACATTGCCATATAGAAAAAGAGGAAGAGCTCAATGAAGTATTAGAATCATTGGGTCTCCCTCATGTTTCATTAGATTATGATTATAAAAAAAATTACTTTGAAATCAAAGATATGCTATCTCAATAGTTGTTGTATCTCCAACTTTAAAATATGACATCAATTCATCCATTGCATCAGATGATCTAAGAACACCACCACTACCCAAATCAAATCCGGGTGCAATACAACCATTTAGCTCCTCTGCTTTATTAGCTATGTGAACCTTTATATATGTTCGGCCTTGAACATCTCTTAACCATAAATGTTTATAGTTGAACGAGGGAGAATTCTCTAACGTGTCTACCTTATACTTCTCCCTTTCTCCCGGCCTTGGAGGGATGGCGCTAACATATGGCTCATTATCCTTCCAAGGTCTTTCTATTGTATAACTATTAAACACCTCTTTATTATTGTCAAATAAAGACAGCTCACCTATTATATAGTCATCTGTTACATCCTTCCTTAACAGCTTGAGTTCCTTACCAACAATAGGATTAAACCTATTATCCTCTATCTTATCTATTAAGCTCATTACAAATCCAAACTAGGTCTTAATATTCTTCTATCTATCTCAACACCAGTGTCCCCATCAATGAATCTAACGTTATCGTTTTTGGGTTTGTTGAGTTCTGCTCCAAAAGTATCAAATGCATAGTTTCTCCATGCCCCAAGAGAACCAAATATCGGCAATCGTCTCATTGTTAAATCAGCTACCTCAGACAAAGCTGTCTCGGGAAGGTTGCCGGGGTCTGCATCAAGAGTTGTTGCTGTTGATTTGACAAGATCATCTACCACAGAACCTGCAATGAACAATGAAGTGACGCCATCTCGTTGTTGTCTTGATGTGTCAATCATATCACCATAAATACCAAAGGTGCCTGATCTTGCTACATATCCAGCATATCCTCTGAGCATAGTGAAGAAATCGGCTGGACTTTCAAATCCACTACCATCAATCATCTCCATCCAAGTCTTCTGTTGGTCTTCAGGAGCAGTAGGGTTAATGATACCCCTACGTTCAATCCTTCTAAATGCCTCTTCATCATCAGCAAATGGATACTCCATAACATCCATAATAGCATCTCTTGTAATAAACATGGCAGCCGATGCATTAACAGCATATATAGTTCTCATTATAGCCTTATATGCTTCCAACGGGAATTCGTCAATGGCCTGATTACTCAGACCCATTTCCCGTAACCCCTTCCTATTGTTCCTGGCCATGTTATAAACCACTTTAGGAAACGCCATCCTACTATCAAGCTGTTGAGCAAACCTTTGATTCCAATCACTCAATGGAAGTCTTATCCTTCTTTGTAAATGTTGCATGGCAAAGTTAAAAGGATAAATCTTAAACTGAGACAGAATCCTACCGGGATTACTACTCCAAGTTTCAGGTCGGAACATCCTACTTTTACCATGATAAGAATCAGTCATGTGTGTAATAATGTCTTGTATGTCATTATACAATGCCCTTGTAGATTCGTTCCTATCAAAGAAACTCATGTCAAACTCTTGTCTACCTGTCATGCGAGAAATAAATTCATCCAATTCTCCGCTACGTTGAACAAAGTTTTCAATTCTATCTCTACCTATACCCACTAACTCAAACTTCCTAATGACATCTCCTTCGGTCATGCCTTCAATTCTTACAGGCATATCGTCCGGTGTGGGGGCGTTTGCTTTTGCGTTTTGGAATCTACGATAAAGACCAGCAAGCTTTTTGGTCTCCAATAAACCAGAATACCAATTCATGGTAGTAGACACAGAGTTAACGCCATAAAAATTATCAAAACCTAATCTTAGAAGCCCCCAATTTTCCATGTCAATGTTAAACATTCCACCTGTTGCTCTATTAGCAACGTGTGCTATCCCCTTGGAGAATGATAATCTAGCAGACAAATCAGAACCTGTCTTTAAGAACGCATCGGCTTTACTCAAACCTCTATCAAACGGTGTTCTACCAAATCCCGGGTCTATGAAATCTCTTTGGAAACTAGGTTGAAACGCCTGAAGTTCTTCCATTGATGCTTTCATGTGTCGACCCAAATTTTCAAGGTTATGTAGAGCCTGTCGGTTCGTTAAGAACGTCTTGGTTGTCTCCGACATAGAACCCGCAGAACTAAGAGCAACGCCATGGATAAATGGCTGAAATGTATCATAAGTAGAAATAAAGTACCCAAACGGAATAAATGCCAAGTTTCTCAATGCTAGGGCCATTTTCTCAAAGTTCATCATCCGATTAACTTGAGTCAACCTCTCTGCATTAGTCATATTTGGGTCCATTCTGGACACTCTCTGCAATATACCTGTCTGTACGTTAAATATACTACTTACCCTACCAAGATATCTTGTGATAGTGTCTTCATCAACACCCTGTTGTACAAGCTCTCTCCTAATGGGTTCATAAAAATTCCTATGAAATCCTCTCTCATTAAACACTCCATTCTCAATCCAAGTAAGGCGCGGTGTAACATCCCTTGTATACCTTGTCAATAGACTTTCGATATCTGTTTCAGTCCACTCCATTGGAAGTCTCCAACGACGAGGTGTTTCAAGGAAATTAGAATTCTTAACAACGATACCGCCCTTAATCTCTTCAAAAAGATTTCTCAGTTGATGGTCGTTATGTTCTGCTATAGCTCTAATTTCTTCTGGCGTTGAGCCTTGTCGAATGCCCCAAACTTCTCTCATGTTTCCCTTTTCGTCTGTGCGCCGGCCAAGATTGGTAATCATATCATCTATATCAACCCTAGCTCTAGAGGCGTCATCCAAACCGTCAACCATGCCTTGAATTTTTGCTCTTACTTGGTCTCTACTAAATGAAACATAATCTTCCAACTCTCCCGTTTCGGTATTATGTATCTTAACAGCATTTCTACCTCTTGCTGAACCTTCGTTCAATTCTTTAAAGCGTTCGAAAGCATATTCATTATAAGCATTGTTAACCTGTTGTGATGTGGCATCAGGATTGTCTCTTCTATAACCATCTTTCCATCTACGAGAATGTTCTTGCATCTTAGAGCGATTATGAATCTGAGTCATATAAGCATCTCCAAGATCAGTAAACTTAGACCTTGACTGAACAAGTTCACGAATCTCCATTCCTGCTGTAGATTTTTCAGTTGCTTCTCTAAGAAGCTTCTTATCTGTCTCTGAAGAAAGTGTTTTAATATACTGACCAAATGATCTTGTTTGCTTAGCAAAGCCTCTCAAGGCATTAACATGATCCCGATCAAGATTAACATCCTTAGACGCAAATCTAAGTTGCTTGTCAATTTCATTTGCAAAGGCATCTCTATGTCTCTTTCTCACTGGTCTAAATATACCCTCTCTAATAGAATCAACAAAATCAACAAACTTTTGATTCCTAAGAAATTCTTGGTCAAACTCTCTGTATATTTGTCCATTTGGCCCACTATATACATCAGACACAACTTGAGAACCATTAAATCTTAATTGATTATTAGCTAATCTTGCTTCTCCAATAATAATTCTCACGGCAGCTTCGTTCCATTGCTGATAAGCCAAGTTGCCTTGACCATAAGCCAATCTTTGAAGCATCCTATCTCTAGTCCTTACACCTCTCTGAGACAAAAACTGATCGGCAAAATCAGTGAACTCTTGTTTAGCCACTCTCCACCCATCGTGTCCGTGTTTAGATTCAAATATTCTCATTGCTTGAGCATAAAGCTTTCTCGGCTCGCCTTCAATGCCATATAAAAGACCCCTAAGCTCTCTAGCCTTTGCTGAAAGACCCCCCAAGAAAGTAAATGCAGATTGTACAAACCTACTATTTCTAGCCGCAGAAAGCGAATCTCTACCGGCTCTAATCTGAGACCTTACACTATTCATAAATGAATCATAAAGTGCAACTTCTTCAGGTTGTCTGACATCTCCACCATATTGCGGTCTTTGTCTTTGTTTCCAAGAATCCTCGGACACTTCTATTGCTTTCTTTTGGTCTTGGTCAAAATAACGAGGGTCTTTTTTTGTTCTATTCTTTACGCTCTTAATAAATGGAGTACGCTCTCTTGCGAACGTCGCAAGACTCTGAGCTCCCGCTCTTGTTCTCCTTCCCGCCAAGAGCCCTGCAGCCAATCCAATGGCTGATCCCCACGAACCAAGTTCTCTTGGGTCTTGATCTTCCATTAACCCACCCAACATGGTTCCCGACAGAGAACCCACAAGCAATCCACCAACCCCACCTTTAAGTCCTTGCTGATGAACTATAGTTTGCGGTGGCAATTCAACAACATCAGCACCATGAATATTATCGTTTACCATTCTTCTAGAATCGACCACCTGAGTGTTTTCATCAACCAAACGATAATGTATTTGCCCATCTCTATGGTGTTCAATGGCATCAATATTGTTTCTTGTTACCATTCTATCAACAGTCTCATCGCCCAAATGTCTTGGTGTTGTCTCTGCTGCCTCTATTGGATTCTGTATATTAAGAAAGACACCACTACCCCTTTCACTTGCAGTAACGGGTCTATATAATCCAGTCTCCTGATCTTTAATGTACTCTGTAAATTGACCATGTCTATTAATTGTAACATTGTGATCCATCTGATCCCAATCAGGATTTCTTATAATGCTTTTACCATCACTAGGATCAGTAATCCATCGACTAGGGGCAAGTTTTGTTTTCTTGTTGGCGTAAAATACTCTAGGAACACCATCAAATCCTGTACTGGTAACAAGCGTTCCCTTTCCTGTGGCTGTTCTTCTGCCTGCTCTATCTAATGGACTATACTCTCTTATTTCACCTATATTTTTTCCTACCCAACGTTTTCCTTTGGGTGTTCTGGCGAAAAGAGAAAAGACATTATCAGTTCCAAGATTTCTAAACAACCTAGTTAAATTTTCCTTTGTTGCATTAAAGGCTTCACCTGTAACTCTAGCAATTTGATCAAATACTGGACTTCTGATACCAAAACGAGTAATCATTGTGTCCAATATATCATCATCAATTTGCTGCTTTATTGTATCTATACCTCGTTGAAGATTTTCCTTGACCGGGCCAGTTCTAGCGTCAAGCATAGCATCATAGTCTTCGACGTGTTCCTTAATTCTATTATAATGTTGCCTCCTAAACGAATCAGGAATGTCGTCAATACCATAAACTTGTCCAGTTTCAAGAGCCCTTTGTTTCAGACCCTCAAGGGGTTTATGTACTACTGATGTCTGATGATTAAGTCTTGTAAGTTTTGGTGCAGATGATGTATCAAGATTATTAACCAAACTCATCAAAGCTCGATGTCTATTCTCCTGTTCTATTGCCATGTTATCTGCTTCAAGACTTCTAGCGGAAAATTGACTATATTCTTCAGGAACTTGACGAACAGCTTCTCCATCTCTAGCTGCCTGTGGTCTATTATCTTCTATATTATATTTTCGAAGGAGTCTAATATATTCGTCTTCGTCAATGTCTCCCCTTCTCAGTTGATTAAAGAAATGACCTCTCATATTGGATTCGGGCACAGTGGCCTTAGCCAACCTACCGTCATCCATGCGAACAAAGAACCTTCTTTTAGCAGCATCAACAAGCCCTGCAATATGTCCGGTTCCTCTTACACTTACATAAGGGGCGCCAAACACTTCTGCAACAGTATCAGATATCTCTGAATATTCAGTTGCTGGAAGTTCATCTAAATTTCTTTCTGTTCGTCTAGTATTAACAGAGCGATTTATGGCTCTCTCTACATCATCGTCAAGGGCATTTTGTTTCAATCTTGCGCCAAAATCAAATCCCCAGTCTTCATCGGCAGCTTCAAAAACTCTATAGCGCTCAACCATAGCTCCACCGGGAGTTTCAATATGCGCCTCTTGTATAAACCTATTATCTCCTTCGGAGGCGACTTTATTTGCTTGAGCAAGAGTATAAAGTCTTCCTTGTCCTTGTCTATTGGGTGTTGTTGCAACAACTTCTCTTACATTGCCTGAATACTGCTGAAACAATCTACCAAGTTGATATATACCACTAAATCCTTCTATATTTCTTTCCTGACCTCTAAGTATATTGGCCATTTGATCGGCTGCTTGATTAATGGCATCGTGGTATACTCTAGAAGCTTCTTCATCTAAATTTGGTCTAGGTTTGCCTGTGAACTTAGTATCATAATGAGAAACGGTTGCTCTTACATCTTTGTATAATGTATCGAGCATATCACCAGCATCGTGCTTTACCGCATTTACAACATCAGCTTTAGTGCTTATGTTTTCTTTATTGAGCATAAAAGCCCTACCCCTAAACATATTAGCTGCACTACTGGCAATGTCTCCGGTCGGAAGATTTTGTGCGTTCTCTGAGATGAAATTCAAATACTGTGCAAAATAACTGTCTCCTTCGGGTGTAAATGCAGAACGATAAATAGCAGAAAGTTTCTCACCTCTCTTTGCCTTTATACCAGCCCTAACTGCAGGAAATGAAGATATAAAGGCATCTCCAGAAAAACCAATAATACTATTGGCCAGCGAATCAGCAAACACCCTTGTAAAGTAATTACTTCTCTTATACCATTCTTCTGCCTCGCCACCAAATAAACCGTGCTTAAAGAAACCAACATCACCTTCAGTAACTGGCTGAACAAGAACATCACCAAGAGCTATCTGTGCTGCTTTAAGGCGATTGTCTCCTTGTATTGTTCCTTTACTAAGACGATTTAACAAATGTTCCCATTTACCATAATCTCTACCAGTTTTACCGAATTGAGAAGCAAGGTGTACTCTTGCCAACTCTCTTCCTTTGGCAATATCATTTACTTTTTTAGCAAATTTACCGGCAGTAGCAAACCCCATTCTACCATAGAGCATAAATGCCCTATAAAAATTAAGAATATCTGTTCCAAGTAATGCTAATCTAGGGGCCGTATGTTCACTAAATGAAAACATAGTATCCATATCATAAGCATCCCACTCACCAAAGGTATTGTCCCAAATAGCTTCAAAGCGATTAGCATAATCATCAGAAAACGCTCTTATGGTATTTTCAAAAATAAATGCTGTCGGGTCTAGCATATAATCTTTATAAAACTCCGCAGTTTTAAGGGCTACGGAAGCGCCAGTATTCCAAAGTTGATTCCAAAATCCTGTCTGTGGAACTTCTTCGAATCCCACAACATTACCTTGATTGTCTTTAATAGGAACATTCTCTGTCCTAAATATTAAATCTTGAAGTCTTGACGAGGAGAACCAATGTGCATGATCTCCGTCTCTTAACCTTTCAACTCTATTAGGTTCAAATGCAATGGATTTATATGCGCCACTTCTATAATCACCTTCGCGTTGCATCGGCCTATAAAACACGTTCTCGAACTCATTTTTCGTTCTAAGCGCATCCATAGCCAACTGCACATTGAGGGGTTGTTCTTGAGGGTCGTCAAACATAAATCGATACCCCTCTTCACCGATCTCTTCGTATCTACCATGAGCTTTAAGGACGGCCATCAAATCTTGTGGGGACGCTTTATCTCTAATCTCCCACACCATATCTTCATATTCTTCTGATGTCGGATCAAGGAAATTTTCTATCTCTTCTCGTGTGGGTTTCCAATCTCCATAAACATCATATAACTTTCTTACTGCGTCATGGTCGCTTAAAGGATTAAACTCTTTTCTGTCTTTATCGAGACTATAAAAATTAGAAGTGAACTCATTCCATGCTTCAGGAAACTGTATTTGAGCATAAGGGCTCTCTTGTGTCGGTTGTACTCTAAATTTACCATAAGGGGTTCCTTCTTCACCAGTAAACACATTCATCCAATCTACAGGAGAAAGACCATCTACTCTTTCGTTTCTTATGAAGTGGTCAGCCTTTTTATATTTTTGACTCTGTTGTTCAAATGGTATACCTTCCCTATATTCCTCAAGAAAATTGAAAAACTGTGTTACACCTTCCTTTCCAAACCTATCATATACAGCATATGCTCTAGCCCAAGTATCAGGATCATTTTCTATGATAGGTGAAACATTATATTCTCTCTCAAGAAGAGATTTAAACTCACCAACATGATCTCTAAAAAGTCTTTCTGTAATATCATCATGTGTTCTGAGATAACTATAAAACTCAGAAATCATATTTTCCTTTCCTGCAAACTTAAACTCTCCATCTTCGTCTACAAGATTTTCATAGCGTTCAGGGTACTTATTAATGATATTAATAAATTCTGAAACTGGTAAATCCATTTCACCAGTATACACATGTGGTTCTTCTTCCTCTTCAATTACCTGCTCTGCGATATACTGATTAGCGTGTCTTTTATTTCTTACTCTTTGTATGGCATCGCCTTTAGTAATATAACCTTTATTGTCCTTATCGAGTCCTCTATTTTGCTTATAGGCTTTAGGTCTACTTTCTTGATCTATAAGAACAAAATCTTCATCTTCTCCAATAGCATCCGGCCAAAAAACAGACATATAAAGATCGTCAATATTATCTAACTGTCCATATTCTTGACGCCTATTTTTTATATATCTATCTACATATTCTAATTGTTCTATCTCAGACATTTGAGCAAGCTCTTCAGTAGATTTGCCAAACATATCTTGAGATGTTTCTTCCATGAACTGAATAAGACCTGTAGCCCCTGATCCTGCAGCATTGGTAGTATCGGCTGTAAAACGACCCCCTGTTTCAAAGTCCATAACAGCAAACAAATCTTCAGGATCAAGATTATTATTTTCCGCTACCCTCACCGCTTCTTTTACAAAATCCCTATCAAGAAAATCAAATTCTTTGGTTGGCATTACTTCTCTACCAACAGTAGAATCACTAGATTTTCTATCCCAACGCAAGTCCATGTTTCTATCTGCAATGGATTTGGTTATGTCTTTACCAGTATAACCATCTGACATTACCCTTTCTCTGAGCTCATCTCTTACATTTTTTGCGTGTCGTCTATAAAGATCAGGGTCTTGTTGATAAGTTTGTTGAAGATTTTCATCCTGACTTATATGTTCATCTACTAATTGTGATGCAATCTGATTAAGTGGGCTGTTAGGGTCATCATCTTTAGAATTAACTATATCATGATACATCCTAGGCCCGCCTCTTCTACCAATTTCAGGAAAGGCTCTTTGTAAATGTTGTATGGTTGGGCCGACACTAGCCTCGTGTCCGGGTCTGTCTATTCTCGGTCTTGATGCTTTTACGCGATCAAGTAATGGGGCATCGTAAAAAGGTTCTCTAATCTTCCACTTGCCAGACGCTTGGTCTGTTTGCAAATTAAAAGGCATAATAAATTGTGTTTAATTTTTAATTAATATTTGTTTTGGGTGCTAGGTTTCCTGTCATATCCAAGAGTGGTTGTCTAGTAGCTGCCCTCTCTGTCCCTCCGACATTCTGGGAACTTGGTGATTCTGTTTTATCTCCTTCAAATAGGAAAAGATCATTAGGATCATTCATGTCGGTTCTATTGGGGTTTATATACATTTTGTCTGGATTAACCATTATATTAGCATGACCTGCGCTATCTAACGCGGCCCTTAAAAAATCCCTAAGAACATTCACACCATGAGATTTGTCTTCTGGATCAATATTGTGTTCATCATAAGCCCTATTTATTTTATTTCTTATTTCGCCTAATGAATTATTAAAAAGATCAATACTAACTTCTTCAGTTCCAAACAAACCTGAACTTCTTTCATACTCAGTACTGCCCAAAAACATTCTCATCTGGTTCCAAATACCATTAAGATCGCCCATGGCAGAATTTTGTTCATTTATTTGTTGATCGGTTCTTTCATCATAAGCAAAATTGTAAAAACCTCTATTAATTTCTTCTATTTCACCGGTACTGGCATTTCCTGTTTTTAATCTATCTATTAAATCTTGCGAATCTGTACGATTTAGCAATCTTCCATCATGATCATCTTCCAAATAATCGGGTAAAATGTTTTGATAATTTCTCTCAAATTCATCAATAAATTCACCGACACCCCGATACTGTTGATATCTACTAAGTAATTGATCAGACCTTATCCAATTTATTTCATCAGAATCGGGATCGTGGAAATCAGGGACGGCCGCATAAACCTCATCGGGTTGATATTGATCTCCAATTTGTTCACCGAAAGCATATTCCATGGGCATTTGAAACTGAGGAATACGAGTAAGATTAGAGAAATTCTTTCTAATTTCTTCGTTTTTTTGTTTCCTTGTCTCACGAAGACGCTCGGTCATATTTTCTCTCATTTCTTGCTGAAGTTGAACTTGTTGTTGCAGTTGCTCAGCTTCCATCATGGGCTGTTCTATATCTTCGTGAAAAGCCCTTCTAATTCTATCTTGTTCCTCGATTTGATGGGTTATAATATCCTTACGTTGTTCAAGTTCTGTTTCCATTTGACGCACCTGTCTCCTGTGCTCTATCCTTTGTTGAACAGAACCTATTAAACTTTCAAATCCACCAAGGCTAGTTTGATAAGCTCTCTCCAAAGGAGTAG